GATGGTATCAATACCTCTACCCAAAAGCAGATGCAGTTTGCACAGCTCTTACATCTACGTGAAGCGGGTATACCTATACCTGACTCTGCACTCCTTGAAGCTTCTACGCTACAGAATAAGAATCAGCTCATTGAACAGATTGAGCAGCAACAACAGCAACAGCAACAGATGCAGCAACAGCAGATGCAGGCGCAGATCGAAGAGCTTAAAGCTAAGATCGAACTATCACATGCTCGAGCAGAAGCAGACCGTGGCCTTGGCTTAGAGCGTGTATCCCGGGTTCAAGAGAACCAGGCGCTTGCTATAGAGCGACGCGCGCAGGCTCATAAAGATGATGACACTGCCTTCCTCAACAAGATAAAGGCGCTTAAAGAGCTAGAAGGTATGGATCTAGACCACCTTCAACGATTAATAAACCTTGGGCATTCCCTTCAGGCTCAACAAGATGTAGAAAATAGACAGGAAGATATGCAGGTAAGTTCGGACGTTAAATCCGACTTATCATCCTTGTTAAAGCCTCAACAATCCCAAGAACCTGAAAGGTTGACCCAATGAAAAGACTCGTGCTCGCTCTGTTATTTATGTCCAGCGCTACGGGCAGCGTTAGCTATAAGGAGATCGTGGATCTCTACCTAGAAGATATGCAGGACAAAGAGCAGCATGACCGAATAGAACGAGCTCTATGCTATCTAGAAGGAATGGAGCGCGAAGATCTTGAAATAGTAATAGGTTATCTCGCCGTATTGCTCAACACACAACCTGAACCGGATGTGTGCGATTGCTGCTGTGACGAGATGATAGAAAAAGAATTTGGCAGCTGTTGCCAGTAGTTAGAGGATCTTATTAACCTTGCCAGTTCAAAAGACCGGGCAGTTTCTACAAGGAGGCCATAATATGGCAAAACGTTACCACGGTAGTCAAGGCGGATATGCCGGCTACCAAGCGCGTATGACACAAGAGATGCAGGACGCAGGCATGATACGTGAGGACATGAGCGCAATCGCAAACTTGCCTCAAGAAGTCATGATCAAAGCTTACCCTGATCCAAATGATTATGCGGTGTATGGTTTAGATGACACCATGCGCTCAATCGATCATCAAAAGATGGAAGACAGCAAACGCAAGAAATCAGGCAAGTACCCAGAGATGTACTAAGGGGACTATCATGCTTTTAATGGTTGAACCGAAAAAGCGTAAAGAGCGTAGCCACTCACGCGCCATAAGCCGTGCGCAAGCTTTAGCTGTTTACCCGAACGTTGAATCTAAAAGCGAGATGTATAGCCAACGTGCATATGACCGTGTTGAAGAGATGTATAGTTCATTCTATGCAGGCCTCGACCCGCGTCGTAGGCAGGAGATGGCCGATGGTGGCATGGTTAAAGAAGATAGAGCAGCGATTGCAAATCTATCTGAAACACCTGTTCATCGGGAGTATCCGCCTGCCGGGTATTATTCTTCGCCTTATATTGATGATTCAGTAGAGGAGCGTTGATATGCCTTTAATGCCACGCATGAAAAGCAAAGGTCAAAAGATAGCTCAGGCTATTCTTGGAACCCCAGCTAACCTCGTCAAACACCGCAAGACCGAACATGAAAAGATGGTTCGTGCTCGCTTGAATGACGAAGAAACGCGATTGTCTCGATAAGTCTATATCCTCCACGGGTAGGAGGTTTGCTGGTTTCTCCCCAGGTTTACTCCTACCCGACCTTAAACAAGGAGCCCTATGCTAACTATTATTCTTTCATTGCTTTTACTCACCGTGAGCTCACTACGAGCTGAACAAGATTGTGCTTATATAGCCTGTCATACCAGACCCTGTGAACGTGCTTCAAAACGACATGACCATATCTTCGATGCCGATGCTACCAGTACCAACTGGAGCGGCTATGTTGCAGCCCTTAGTCTCGCAGGACCTATTCCCTTGTCGGCCAGCTCAGTCTCAGGATCCTGGATTGTCCCTAATATTCAGCCCTCATCTATGGATACTTCTTGCTCTATATGGGTTGGTATTGATGGCGCTGGAAGTCCTTCAGTTGAACAGATAGGAACCGAGCATGACTACAAGAATGGCCAACAAAGCCATTACGCGTGGTTTGAGATGTTTCCGTTGCCAAGCCAAGAGCTTGTAGGATTCCCGGTTAATGTTGGTGATACCATAACCGCATCGGTTGTTTATATACCGGTTGGTAATGTATTACCTGCTACCAGTGATCTTTATATCCTTACTTTAACCAATAACACTAAGAAACTTTACACCTCTATCCCCTACATAACGACCACTAATATGGAGCGTGTGTGTGTCGAATGGATCATAGAAGCTCCATGGCTAAACGTTACGCTACCGCTGTCTAACTTCGGTGTCGCACATATGTTCAACTGCATGGCGGTCATAGGTAATGTTTCTGGCCCTATTAATAGTCCTAAATGGTCTAATGAGCGTATGAGCATGATATCAGCGGCGGGAGTGTCGCAAGCAGTTGCTTCTATTCTCGATGCCGGTGGAGAATCGTTCTCGGTTCAGTGGCAACATAATTAAAGGAGATCTTATGGCAAAGGACAAAAAAGTAACCGTAGCAAAGGGTGTGAAGGTAGCCCGCGGCAAAGAAGAGAAGATGAGATCTAAAAAAGGCTCATCCAGTGCCGGTAATTATAAAAACGTTAAGCCTAAGGACTTTGCAGGGAAATCAGGCGGCGCTTCTGCCTATAGTTTCCCCATTCCAGACCTTGCACACGCTCGCAATGCTCTGGCTCGGGCCCATTTTGCTCCTAATCCTGCTGGAATTAGGGCTAAAGTTTATAAGATGTACCCAGAACTAAAAAAACGTCATGACAAAAAGGATAAAAAATGAAAAAGATGAACAAAAAAGAGCACCATAAGATGGAAAAGATGGAGCACAAAAAGAAGAAAGAGCATAAAAAGGAGCATCATAAGAAAGAAGAACACAAGAAAGAGCACCACAAAAAAGAGAAGCACCATAGCAAAGGTGAGAAAAAGATCGAAAAAGTTATGCGTGAATATAAACACGGTGAGCTACACAGTGGCAGTAAAAAAGGGCCACAAGTGAAAAACCGTAAACAAGCGATCGCTATCGCCTTGTCGGAGTCTAGAAAGGCTTCTAAGAAGAAAAAATAAGCGCCTAGTAGTAGTGGAGCAGAGTACAGTAAGGAGCACTATGGAACCTAAGAAAGTCCATACCGTCGGTCAGATATCGGCAGAACTGGCCGCACAAGACCTACACCCCCAAAGCCCAATCGAACTAGAAAGAGCAATGCACAAAGACTATGAAGATAATGTCTATCAGTGCATTGAACGAGGAAAAAAAGAATATAAGAAAGATTTCTACGTAGTGGTATTGACCAAACGTGAGCGTTTAATGAAGAACGTCTTACGTCATTACTACCTACACCGAGCTACCTGTCCAACACCTAACTATGATCAGACCGTTTATAGATATCACCATGAGCATGATGCTTTAGAGTTCTTATGGGTAATACCTGGAAAAGATACCTGTGAAGAGATGAAAGCTAATGCATTACAGGTGTCACCTCTTGAGCGTGATCTGCTCAACTTTGTGTTGGATTTTTATGACGACACCTTAACGAAGAAAGCTAAGAAGCTTAACGGAGAATACCTGGAGACCCCCTTTATAGAACCACAATAAGTCTTTTAAAAAAGGAGACGTATGTTTGAAATTAAGTATGATAGGGACGGCGCTGTTATAAGAGATAGAGAGCAAGCGGCTCAGATTCAACAAGCTGCTAATACGTTTGAGCAAGAACAGGTAGTAGAAGCAGCGGCGCCTGAACCTGAAGCGCAAGAGTTCCAACAACAGGAAGAAGTCAGTGAGCAACAAGAAGCAGTTGAGCAACCTGAACCAGAACAAGCAAGAAGCCTACCTCCACAGTCTGATGACGAAGACAGTGGCCCCAAGAAATCAATCCGCGACCTCAAGGAAGCGAAAAAGAGAGCTGAACGTGAGCGCGACGACTATCTGCGCCGTCTTACTGAACTTGAAGCTCGTTCGCAAACACAACAACCTACGCAGCCTGAAGAAGATGAAGAACTTCACATCGGCTCTGATGATATTGCAGAGGGTAAGCACCTATCTAAGGTTGATCAGCGAGCCCAACGCAAAATTAAGCAGCTTGAAGATCGATTAAGCAAATACGAGTCAAAAACAAACGAAGAGCGAATAGAATCTGCGCTCAAGCAAAAGTATTCCGACTTCGATAAAGTTGTATCTAGAGAGAACGTCGAGCTACTTTCTGAAGCCTACCCAGAATTGGCAAAGACTATTCATGCCAATGGTGACTTATATAGCAAAGCAGTCTCTGCTTATACGCTCATTAAGAAGTTTGGTATCTATCAGGAGTCCCAATCGCCGTTCTCATCAGATAAGGCGGTTGCCATGAGAAACGCGTCTAAGCCAAGAGCGGTCAATAGCGTTGCTCCTCAACAGGGAGAGCAAGGCGCTCTATCCAGAGCCAATGCTTTTGCCAGTGGACTAACTGATGATGTTAAGACTCAGCTCTATAAAGAGATGATGGCCGCGCGTAAGGGTTATTAAAGTAAAAGGGGCCAGCATAACTGGCCCCCAAAGTAAGCAGTGCATTCACCTATCTCACTTATATCTACTTGCTATACTTTACCGTAAAGTAACTACTTACCAACGGCATAATAATAATCCAGGTAACTGTATAGACTATGAATGTTTGAATATTCCAATGAAGAGGCTCTCTCCATCCCATAAACATGGCTATCCCATAAGAAAAGAAGTAGGCTACAAACATAAGAAAGTAAATGCCTACTGCTCGTCTTACTTGGTTTTTATATTCAACAAAAAGCTTATTCATGGTTATGGCAGCCAAGGGATTAGCGTGAATATAGTTGCCATGGTTGTAGATGCTGTTTCAACAGCCGCTACCGTGCTTGCTACTGCAGTTAATCCACCAGTTGCTTGTGCAACTGCTACCGTTGCTATTGCTGCTTCAGATGCCAACCCGGCTCCTGCAATAGTTGCTCCTGCTACGCCAACAGCTGCTGTTGCACCTCCAGAAGCTACTGCTCCTGCTGCTAAGCCAGTTGTTGCCGCTCCTGCCAAACCACCAGTGCCTACTACAATAGCGCTTGTCGCAGCCGCTGCTGTTCCGTAGCATAGTGTTTTGGTAGCCCAATAAGCTACTGCGCCTGCAACGGGGCCTGGCTTAGCATCTAGTTGAGATGCTAGAGATACACAGAGTAATGTGATGGCTAGTTTTCTTAACATGTTGTTCTTTCTGAATGTTGAGGGTTATTTAGTTAGTGGCTATTTTTTGTGCTAATCGCTTTTGAATACGGAAGTTGTCTATAGTGTTCGCCGTTCTTTCTTCATCCCACCACTGGCAAAGTTTTTCCTGCTCCTCACAAGCTTTTGGGAATCCACGACCATTTATGTCGTCTTCAAAGTGCTTATTTATGCAGCGCTTAAATCCACGCACCTTATAATCTTGAGTGACTTTAACTGTTGCACCAACTCCTAATATGCCTGCGCTTGCTATAATGACGAACTTAGCAAATGGAGTAGCTAATAATCCTGCTCCAATAGCCCAAATATATTCCTTATTGGTATTTGCTGTTTTCTTGAGTTCCTCTTTAGCGCTTTCTACGGCCTTTTTGCCGAACTCTGCGCCAGCGTCGCCTGCTACGCTAGGTGCTTTTTGAAAGGCGTCATTAATAACTTTTTTAGCAGCCTTAGCACCTTCGCTTCCAATAAACCACTTATCGTTATCGCCGCCTGTCGTTACAAGCGATGATTGTAGAATTAATAAGCTAATAATCACTCGTTTCATGCTTGCTCCAGCTCTTGATATTCTTTATCTAGTTTTTCTATTTTCGATTTTAGGTCATCTGTTTGTTTTAAGAACCATTCACGGTCTTCTTGAGAAAGAGATGATAAGTCTAGGCATTTATTGTATTTACAGAGGATATACATGAAATTATGTAATCCTTTCCAGATGTATTCTCTAGCTTCTTCATGCATCTCATCAATGCGATCTTCTTTTTCCTCTTTTGTTATCGCGTAGCCTGAAAAAGGCAATAGAAGGGCAATAAGTGCTATGTTCTTAGACATAGGTATCTCCACAAGATTGTTAATAATACAGTTACTTACTGGAAAAGGCGTAAAAGGTCACAGACGTGACATTGTCTAGAATATGAATTTAACTCCGTGGACGTTCCTTCGCTCTAACTTCCATATTCCAATTTAAGAAAATAAAAAATGTTGTCAAGGATTAGTTTTACTATCTATAATTTCATATAGAATAACTATGCCAATACTAGCACTACTAGCTTTATCACGTTATAGTGTGTGTGCACCAAAAGAGCTCCTTAGTGTATTGTTCTAACTCCGCAGTACACGGCTTCTTTTCTTTCGTCCCCTGGTTGGGTTCGCTCCCTAGCCAGGGGTTTTCTATTCATCTCAAAACTTTTTCGTTCTATAGTCACTTCATGACCCAACGAGGATTTGGTCACCTCATGACATTCTTTCCTTCGGCCAAATAGAGTCTGGACCAACTCAAGGCGCAACGGGGGCATCGTCCGGCCCATGTAGTACTTTGGTTAGTTCTTAAAAAAGGACTCTGTAATGGCAATAACGACTACCAGTACGTTACCGTCGCCAGTACAGCAAAGCTTTAGTTATAAGCTGCTGTCGGTACCGGTTCCGAACATGATTCATAAGATCCCTGCAATGAAAAAGCAGATGCCTCGTAACGGTGGTAATACTTTACGTATGAGACGGTTGGAATATGCCGTCTATAAATCTTCTCTGATAGACTTGGAACCCGTAGTGGCGTATAGCTAACCGGCAATAAGGGGCAAGATGTTTACAGCAATAAAGAGATTTTTTTCAAGAGTAGAAAGTAACCAATGTAACTGTGTCTTCTTAGCATATAAAAAAGCAGTTGACTCAGGAAAATTGTCTTGGAACTCAGAAGTATTTCAAGAAATTGAGTACATAAACAGAGGTTATTTTTCTTCTGCAAAGAATTATTTATGTAAATGTCAGCCTGAACGTAGCAAGCGAGAAGACGTTATTAAAAAAGAAGCATGTGGTAATTGTACCGCTTGTCGGTGGTACCCATGTATAGGTAATAACGATGCGGTGCTCTGAACATTGTGGAAACACAGTGAGAGGTAAGTAGAGAAAACCTCCGCCCGAAAGGGTCACAAAAGTAACAGATAGATAATCCACTTAACACAGCAATGGTTCCATTGGGAAACACCGGCGTAACGCCCCCTGCTCAATTACTAACTGCTGTGGATATTGATGCGAAGATAAGTTTTTACGGTACTTATGTTCAATTAAATGAACAAGTGACATTACAAAACCAAGATCCTAAACTAAACTTGACTGTTTGTCAATATGGGATCTATAAATCGTCTCTGATTAACTTGGAAGCCCAAGCTTAAAAGCGGGTGACAGGGACCAAGGACTAAGGTTCGAAACAAAACTACTTGTCCAGGTTGAACGACTGAGTGAGACGAACCCGAAAGGGTATGCGACAGTCTAAACTGCATCGATAAGTTGCAGAGGGATCTCCGAAGCGGGAACCCCGCCAGAAATGGTCAGTAAGCCGGGCACATTGGCTGAAAGTAATAGAAAGGTATTAAACGAATGTGCTGCGAGACTTGGTGTATCGCTAAGACAAACAGAAGACCAACTAACACGCGATATGCTTGCAGCAACAGCAGGTTTTATCAACTGTACAGGTGGCGTCAATGGCGATTCACCAACAGAGATCACACGATCAGACGTTGATACCGTTGTTCGTTCTTTATTGAACAATAACGCCTATACGATCTTAGATAACATCGAAGGCGAAGATAAATTCGGCACAGCCCCTACCAGAGACGCATATTTTGCACTCTGTAGCACCAACCTTACTGGTGATCTTGATGCCGTAGCTGGATTTACCCAAAAGAGCCAATACCCATCACCAATGAATGCGTTGCGTAGCGAGTGGGGCGCAATTGGCAACTTGAGATTTTTAATTTCTAGCATAGGCAGTGTTACTGCAAACGCATCGGCCCTCGGAGCCAACGTTTACAACATTTTTTGTGCCGGAATGGAATCTTATGCCTGTATAGAGCAAGACGGATATTCAGCAAGTTTTATTTACAGACCGCCAATTTATGATGGTCCTTTAGCGCTTAATGCTTCTGTCGGCTACAAGTTCGCAGAAGTGCCACGTTTGCTCAACGACCTTTGGCTCGTCAACTTACGTGCAACATTATCGGTTTAAGGAGAAATAATGGACGGAACTATTCTATGCCAGGGAACCTTTAGAACCCCCGGATCAAACACCGCGAACAATACGATTGCCAATGGCAACCCGATGATTGTTCAAATTCCTTCTAATGCTGATTTTATGTGGGTCTATGACTATAGCGCCTTTGGTTCAGTAGGATCTAACGCAGCTACCTTCCAAGGTGGTACAGCCAATACAGCTTTCCGCTGGTACTGGCAGCGTGGTATGCCAGCTGGCCAAGCTATGGTTGAATATAAAACCAACGCAGCAAGCACTGTTAATGGCGATGTATTGTTAACTGGTGGATTTACTCTCTATGATCCATCTAATCCTAACATTACTCCGCAGTTGTCTGCTCCTATTGCTACCACAGCGGTAACCAATGCAACACGACCAGTAGTTAGTACTACTAACACAACCGGTCTTTCTGTTGGCTCTATCGTTCGTTTAAGCAATAATAACCAGACTGACAACACAGGACCTGATTTTGTAGTTGGTGCGGTATCAGCCGGCTCAAGCTTTACGCTTTTGACTGCGAGCAACCCATTGGCTAACGTTCCAGGATCAACAGGCGGATCAACAGGGTTTTATAGAATCGTCTCTCAAGACTTTCTATTCTATCCTCGCAAACGCTTTATCGTGAACATAACTCAAGCAGTAAACCCTCAGGTTTCTACTTCAGTTCCTCACGGTATGACAGCTGGTCAAGCAATCAGATTCAATATTCCTGCCGTATCAGGCATGATTCAATTGAACCCGACAACTGCTAATAACTATCTCTATGGAACTATTTTGAGCGTTGTGGATGACTACAACTTCATTATAGACATAGATACAACCTCGTTCACAGCCTTTAGCTGGCCAACAGTAGCTCAACAACCATCTCAGTACCCAATCATGGTACCGATTGGCGAGAACACTGGAGCAGCATTGAGCTATCCGGCAAACCTCCAAGTACAAACCCCTCAAGTAGCTGGTGTGCAAATACCTAATACTCAAAGCGGTATCTTGGCGGATGCAACCGTTAATACTGGATACTTAGGCATGATTCTTGGCTCAGGTGGCACTGGTAACTCATTGGGCACAGCCATACTCGGTCCTACAGGATCTATAGCTAACATAAGCAACGTTCAATTCCCTGATGTTATGTACTGGGTAGCCGGTAAATCAACACTAGGCGGACTGTAATCTCATGGAAGGGGCCCTTAAAAAAGGGGCTCCTTCTTTATTAATTAGGAGTAGTTATGACGACATCCCTAGCGAGCAAAAAAGAAGCTAAAGAAAAATTAAAAGTAAACCTTAAATACAACCGCGATAAAGATGCGGAAACCGTACGCGGTGTATTCCATTTTTACGAGGTCCCTGGTGGCCTGCTTGAGTTCGTCTTTAAGCAGTACAAAGAGGACGAGGTAGAAAAATACTCACTCGAAGACGGCAAGATCTATTCGGTTCCACGTGGCGTAGCGCGACATCTTAATAAGTCTGGATGGTATCCGGTTCATAGCCATACCGTTGATGAATCAGGACGACCTAATTTCAAGATTGGTCAGAAGGTTCGCCGTTATGGCTTCTCTAGTCTTGAGTTCTTCGACTCTGATGACTTGGTTCCTGAAGGTAAACCGCTTGTCACTGTTGAAACGATAGGGAAATAAGATGGCAGGCTGCTACGCAAACCCGTCACCAATATTCCAACCAGCTATGCGCCTTATAGCGTCTATAACGAACGCTTCAATGGCCTTAGTGACTACCACCTTTGATAACCAATACAGAACAGGATTGATAGTCAGGTTAGATATACCCCCGGCATGCGGTATGCAGCAAGCAAATGGTCTTACGGCGGCAATAATCGTGGTATCTCCATCAATGTTCTACATCGATATAGATACCACCACCTTTGATCCGTTCGCTATACCAGTCGGTGTGTCGCCTCACGTTGATATATGCGCTCAAGTGGTTCCTGTGGGTGAAGTGAACGAGATATTGACGGAGGCGACTAGAAATATTCTGAACCCTAACGCGTGAAAGTAATGATAAAGCATCTTAAAAAAGGATGAGACACGATGGCAGTTCATACACTGGCAAACATTCAGACCAAGGTAAGGCGTCTTACGCGCTCTCCTTCTGAAGCCCAATTAACCACTACCCAACTTAATGAGTATATAAATACCTTTGTCGTGTATGACTTTCCTGAACACCTCAGAACCTTCAATCTACGCACGCAATTTAGTTTCTACTGTAATCCCTTTCAGGATACTTACCCTACCGACACCAGCGTTATTCCAACAACTAATCCACTCTATGACTTTCAAAACAAATACCTGACTGTACACCCGCCATTCTATATAGCCGGGTTTCAGTCATTATTTACACAGTCTCAAGAGCATTTTTATAGTATTTATCCAAAGATTGAGAGTATACAGCTCATTACCCAAGGTGACGGTGTCACTACGACCTATAGCGGTACGATCAATAATCTTAATAACCCACTACCGCCATTATCGACTGCATTAACGCCAATATTGCCCAACAACGTGCTCTTTAGCTCAGTCGACACGAATAATATGGGCTTAGCACTTTATGACGTTCCCCATAACCCATCAGATGGTCAAGGGACGCTCTTCGACGCTAATACCCAGCTTCCTCAAGGGGTCATAAATTATATTACCGGCGCATACTCGCTTACCTTCCCGACAGCACCACAAGCAGGTGCCAACATAAATAGCCAGGTCGTGTTCTATCAGCCTAGCCTGCCTCAGGCAGTTCTTTATTACGCCAACACCTTCTATCTAAGACCAGTTCCTGATCAGCCTTATAAGATCAATTTTGAGGTGTATCAAGCACCCGTAGATCTCTTGGCTTCAGATTCAGTACCTGAACTTGATGAGTGGTGGCAATTTATAGCGCTAGGTGCAGCGCGCAAGGTTCTTCAGGACCGTTTAGATATGGATTCTGTAGCGCTCATAGACCCTGAATACCAGGCTCAAATGGATCTCGTAAACCGTAGAAGTATTGTTCAGTACACAAACGAACGACCAGCTACTATCTATTCTCAGCAGACAGACGGCGTGAATGGGTACAATGCATGGGGCGGTGGTTTTGGTAACTTTTAAATAGGAGAAGTAATGGCATACCAAGCGAATAAGCCACAGGCAACCGATGCGCTGTCGCAGTCTCAGATAGATATTCAGAACAACTTTGGCGCTATACAAACATTGGTTGATGTTAACCACGTAGACTTTGCTTCATCTGATGCAGGCAAACATTACAAGGTTACTTTTACCGATCAAACAGGTGACGTTCCTGCCTTCCTTTCAGGAGAGATAGGAGTATTCAATCAACTAGCATCGCCGACCAGTATTAACGATCTTTGGATGGTGCGAGGAACTGCTCCAGCGTTTCCTATTACTGGTTATGTTAATAATAACGTAGCCTCTACCAACGGCTGGACCTATATACCTTCAGGTCTAAAGATTGCCTGGGGAATAGGGGTCATGAACTCGCCAGCGGTAACCGCTACCGTTATATATGGATCAGCGTTAGTGAATTTCCCTGGATTCACCACATTCTGGACAGCTCCTCAACTTACACGACTTCGTTCCGGGCCGCCACCTGCTGAAAACTTGGTAGTAGTTCAATCATTTAGCCAGACACAGTTTACGGCAGCGGCAACAACTACCTCTAATGCAGGCACGATTCAATTCTCTTGGATGATTATAGGGTTATAGGAGTTGCCATGGCATTTGATCGTTTTTTTATAGGACCAATGCAAACAGGTTTGCAAAAGAACCTTAGACCGTTTCTTATTGCAGAAGATGCATTTGAAAAACTACAGAATGCTTACGTGTTTCGTGGTCGCGTAAGAAAACGATTCGGTGAACAGCTCATGGGTTCTGGCTTTACGAGTCCGGTAACAGAACCGCTCTTTTCTCGGTTGCGAATAAATATTGGCACTACTGACGGATCGGGCAACTTCTCAGGAACCGTACCTGGTATCATATTTAAAATAGGCCAACAGTTCTCTATAGGTAATGAGATATTCACCGTTTATCAAACGGGAACGCCTGCCGTAATGCTTGATACTGGTTCTGCTACGGTCAAAACTTATAATACGAGTAATGGCGCAGTAGTTATTAATGGTGCAGCAGCAGCGACGATAGTTTATTTCTATCCAGGCGAACCAGTGATGGGCCTTTGTAACTATCAGAATGGCCCTATAAACAACCAACCCTCTTATGGATTCGATACCCAGTTTGCTTATCTATTTACCAATGGCTCATGGCAGAGATCTGGAACGGTACTATTAACTGGTACCAATCTTAACTTTGTAGAGACGTGTAACTATCGCGGCTCAATAGCAGGTGGTCCTCCGACGCTGTTTATCTCTAACTTTAATGATCCCATATGGTATACCCAAGATGGATCCACTTGGACTTCAGCTTCAGGGGCTAATGCATTCTATTTTGCTCCAGCAGGGGGCGCTATGCAGACCGGTCCTTTTGTGGTTACCTCTCGACTCGTAATATCTTTCAAAAACCGCCTATTGTTACTCAACACTATCGAAAATAATGGTGGTGGCGGAGGCGGCGTAAATACGTCTTATACTAACCGTTGCCGTTATTCATTTAATGGTAGCCCATTCGCCCGTAACGCTTGGTATGAACCAAATCAGACAGATAGTTCAGGCGGTGTCGTAAAAAATAATAATATAGCTGCCGGTGCAGGATTCATTGATGCAACCACCGAAGAGCAGATAATAAGCGCCGAGTTCATTAAAGACCGTTTAATCGTTTATTTTGAGCGTAGTACGTGGGAGTTAGCCTATACGGGTAACTATGTAATACCGTTTGTATGGCAAAAAATTAACACAGAGCTTGGTAGCGAAGCACAGTTCAGTACGGTTCCATTTGATACGGTTATTTTAACCATGGGCACAACCGGTGTACATGCCTGCTCAGGGGCTAATGTCGAGCGGATAGACACAAAAATACCTGACGAGGTATTCAGTATCCAGAATAAAAATCTTGGTGTACAGCGCGTTTATGGCATACGTGATTACTTTACCGAGTTGGTTTACTGGACATTCCCTTCTACAGAGATGAATAGTACTAATACTACCTATACTCCTGTCTATCCTACTCAAATACTC